CCTCCTCTAAAGTTTTTGGAATCGATGCAATTCCTTCTAATTTTTGTGCACGTGCTGCCTCAGGTAAATAAATATCACTGAACCATTCACTAAAAGCTTCTTTGCCTCCTGCATTTTTATAATTACTGAAGGCTTGAAAAACATTTTGTTGTACTCTATCTCCAGCATAGTATCCAGTTCTTCCACCTTTAGCATAAGCTGTTGTTGCTGATGCTGGTGGTAAGAAATGTAAATTTGGATCTGATCCTGTTAATGCTCTACTACGAATGTTTGCAATATCAATTCCTGATGTGTCTTGTGGCATTACATCTTTAGGCATTGCTGCTTGAGCAGCTCCTGCACCTAAACCTATTGCAAGAGGAGTTTTCCAATTGACGATAGGTCTTCCTTGTTCATCATACCGATCTTGATCAAGTCCAAGAAGACTTCCTCCAAAACTAGTAATACCTTCTCCAATTCTTCCTGGAATACTTAAAATATCACTCATTTGAAATCCATCATCACCTGCAATAATATTTCCAATAGCATCTGGAATACTACCTATTGTTTCACCAACTTTTTGAATTCCTTCTGCTACAGGTTTTAGTACTGGTAGTTTCTCTTCTGTTATGTTAGTTAAACCTTCTAACCAATCTCTTCCAAAATTATCCCCTGAGTCTGTTAAACGCCATGTTCCAGGAATTCCATACCTATCTAGTAAACTGCCAGCCACAACTGCACCTAGTGGACTTTTAAGTTCGTTAGGAATAATTTTTTTAAGTTCGTTAGGAATTAAATCATCTGCTTTTTCTTTTATCCAATCCCACGCACCATATTTCATTATACCAGGTTCAACTCTACCTCCTGGTTTACCTATTTGTTTAAGTCCTGCAATACCACCACCAGCTAATTGTTGTTTTCTTGATTGAGTATATGTAGGTTTCGCTGTTCCACCGTAAGCCATACCTTTACCCATTAATCTTTGTAGTTCTTTTCCTTTACCCATTAATCTTTGTAGTTCTTTTAATTTTTTTAATCTCTCATAATAACCTTTGTAATCTGCAACATCTTCAATGTTAGGATTTGCAATTCTAAATTCTCTCATGTTTTCTATTTCTTCCATAACTGGAGGATTGCCCATGGTTCTTGGTTCAGTTGGCATTCGATCTGCTCCACCACCAAGTTGATAACCAGCTCTTCCACCATCACCATGAACAGAAAGATATGGAGATTGTGAACTTAAAGGTCTAGGTCCTTTTATTCCATACATTATTCTATACCATTCTTCATCAGTTATTCCTGGTGGTCTAACTAATTGACCTCCTTGATAACCAGCTCTTCCACCTTTGGCCATTCTTGATTCTGNCATAATCTGTTGAAGAAATTTTCTAAATGACANTGGTTGCATTCCTTGTTCTTCCATTTCAAAAACGTATNGTTGATACATTTCTACTACCATAGGATCAGCTTGAGCCATTAATTGTTGATCTGGAGATTTAGGTCCTTGATTACCTGAATAGGTAATTTCTCCTGCGCCTGCGTTTAATGATGTTATTCCTGTTCTATCTATAGCCATAATTTTTATGTGTTAATTTTTAAAGAGCAGGAATTTAACCTGGGTTTATAATAATACTTGTTTTTCATAATTAAATCAAGCCTATGATGTTACTTCTCTAGGCTTAATTTCAAGCGCAGATAAGACTACATGTAGTCTATTAGCTGTTGCTGCGGTTACTTTTATCACTTCACTTTCTGCAACCACTAAAGGTTGAGATAGCAATTCTGATGTTCCATTAGCTGATATGGATTTAGTCTTAAATAGGCTAAATACAGCGTCATCTGTGTCAGTTATAGTCACTGTTATAGTATCAGCATTACCAGAATCTTCAGATACTAGTATTGATTTTATAACAGCAGTTGTGGCACTAGGTACAGTATACAATGTAGTGGCACTATTACTAGTTAAATCTGTTTTTTTGTTTACAAATGTATTAGCCATTATGCCATAAAGAAGCTTTCCGCTTCTGCCTCATCTTTTAAATCCTGTTGAAAGGATGTGTTTAATTTTTGTACTATACTATCAACGTCCCTAACAAATGATTGTTGTATTTGTTGATCGTATTTNTCTAGTGGTTGCGTTAATGATTGTACTATTCTAGCCATATTACGTCCATATACTCTCTGGGTTTACTTGATATTGATTTATCAATTGATTCATTTGTGCCAAGACATTCATACCTTTTTCATTCAAAGTTCCTTTATCTGCATATCCTTGTAGTATCATTTTTTTNNTCATTATCTCGTTTATTTGAGCTGTTTGTTGGTCTGTTGGTTTAAATTTTTTAATACTTTCAGTTATTACATCTTTAGGTTCCGTCGTAATAAATTCTTTTTTATATTGTTCTTTACCTTCACCTTCCCTAGGTTTAGTCCATGCAGTTTTTGTTCCTGTTCCTCTAGGTAATTTTGCCATAAGCGTTTCTATTGGATCAAAACCAAATAAAGATGCAATACCTATAAAAGGATTAAGAAAACCTAATCCTAATTTTTGAAGTATAGATTGTCTAACCATGTTGCTAGCAATACCTTTTCCTTTATCAACAAGACTGCTCATAATTCCTTGTGGTTTTTCTACAACGGGTGTTGGTTTAAAAAATTGACCATAGTTTAGATTTTGTTGTTTTTGTCTAAGGTCAGTTGCAATTTGTTGTTTTCTTAATGCTTCTTGAAATCCTACGTCAACTGCCACTGTGCTAGGAGCAGATCTAAAATCAATATCATCAGGAACAACTTTAAATTTAGATCCTGCTGGAACAGGTTGTTTATTTGTATAAAAATCTCTTAATGTTCCTGGCAAATTTTCAACACTTATCTTTTGATTAGGATAGTTTGCTTCCAAAAATTCAACCTCTTTAGCAAATTGATCTAAACCACCTATTGGATTTTTTGAAACAGTTTCAACGGGTGTAGTATCTACTTTATAAGGATCATACATTTTTGCAGTAAAAAAATATTCGTTTGGGTCAGAGTCAATATTCCAACCAGGTTGTGTCATTGCTCTTTTTGCTCTTGCTTTAAGATCATCAGCAGAATAGTTTAAAGGTAAATCAAGTTTATTTACATTTTCTATTCTTTCTTGAAGCATTTTTTTATCTTGCTCTTTTTGTTTGTCAGCAAGATTCATTATTGGATCTCTATAAAATTCTAAATCTATTGTAGCTTGTTTTTTTTCAGCATCTCTTTTTTCTTTTGGTGTTGGTGCTGGTGCTGGTGCAGGTGCTGAATAAGTTGAAGCAATTCCTGGATGAAAGTGACTATCTTTTTCTTTTCCAGTATTTTGATTACCACCACCACTATAAACTCCACCATAATTATAGTCGTCTCCTCTATAACCTGGTCTTAAACCATGTCTAGTTGGTTTTACTAATTGCCCATTGGCATAATATTGTCTTGCGCTTTTATCGATCATCTTCTACCATCTGGTTGTATGTCTAATCTAAATGTTCCAAGTTTCCAGTGCTGTCCTGTACTTGTATTATCTACTTTTAAAGATATAGCTCTAGCTCTAGCACGTGTATCTATTTTAGTTGTACTTGTAGTCGTATCAAAAGGACCTAATGAAGAACTAGCTTCTGAATCTGTTGGATAATTTTTTAATAATAATGTAACTCTTGCATCTCCAGTTTGAGTTAAAAAGTCTGGAAGTACTCTTCTAATTTTCATCATGTGTTCACCATCTCCTCTTAAATCTGCTCCACCACCTTGACCCATAGATATATCAAAATCTCCTGATTGTATATTTGCAGAAATTGCAGAAGACGCACCATCTTTAATAGAATTAACTCCTGTCTCGTGTTCATAGTAATATGTAACACCATCTGTATTACCAACTGTTGAATCATTTGTACCATCTGATACATATTCTGTTGCGTGTGGTTTACCAAATATATGAGAATCAGACCATGTTGATCTTGCAAGTGAACTTGTAGTCCATACAGGTCGTTCTGGTGTGGAGTCCATATAATTATAAGTTACTGATCTGTTATTAGATGCAGCACCACTACCAGGATAGAACCATGTAACTTCACCAAATAAGTTATTTAATCCTGCATAGATATGGTTTTTAGGAACTGTATTAATATCATCGTAAACATAGTCTTCAACTAAACATGCTAGAGATTCTAGTTTACCAGTGTATCTAAAAAAACCATTTTCTGACATCCAGTAAGCAGAACCATCAACCTCAACGGCTGCATTCTTTCCAATCAATCCACAGTTTGTTCCAACTTGTTGAAATGAGAAAGTAAATGGAGCGCCAACAAACCTCATAATAAATAAGGATGTATCCGTCCAAATATAAATTGCGTCTCGACCTCTTATCGCTCCCACGATCCGTGTTCCATCAGCCAGTCTTTGTGTACCAGCAGTATTGGTTGCTGAAGGCGCCCAAGAAGTTGAAGCATTAATCGATTCTTGATCTGACCAACGTATATACATATCATCTTGTGTAGATGTTGTTCCAATTGTTGTTTCAGTTCCAAAACAAATTAAGTGTCTATCAGGAGTAGATACTAAAGTTTGTATTGCTGCTGTTGGTGCATTAGCAACAATCGTTGCTCTTGTAGATGTAGCACCTGTTGCATCTGAATCCCATTCAAAAGTTGCGCCATCTGTAATTGTTGCAATAAGTTTATTTCCATAATTGTCCAAGGTCCATAATCCAGGAGCCGTTACAATGTCACCTGTTTGTGAAGCACCCCATTTCGTATAGTCTGATGCATCATAAACAGTTGCTCCATCACTATGTGCTGCAGCAGTTGTGTTGTCTGATCCTCTAGTTAGTCCTGATAAAGTATCTGTTCCTGTAGTATTTGTTGTATAAGCAATACGTTACATTATCTACTAAGANTGTTCCAGATGCAGGCATACCTCCTGAATCAGCTAAAACAATACTAGTTGAAGAATTTGTTAAAGCGCCATTTAAAGTAGATGTAATTTCTCCAGCTACAGTACCACCCCATAATCCTAGTCCCCAACCAGCTGCTGATGCTTCAGTTGCAGGACCTATTGAATAAAAATGTTGAACTCTTATTCCACCAGAAGTACTTGCTCCTGATCCAGATTCAGCTGATCCCATTTCAATTGTTAGTGTTGTTGAAGTTGGAACTGTTGTTACCATAAAATTAGTATCATCGAAATTACCAGAACTAAAATTAGAATCTGTGATAGCTGTAAAATTATCTAAACGAATAATGTCATATTTAGATATNTTNTGATCAGATGAAAAAGTTAATGTAACCGTTGCATCACCATTAGTTCGTAGTAAAAGCGTTAGTTAAAGTTGTTGTAGCTTTAATAGGAGTAATGTCATAAAACGCTCCTCCTGAATATACATATAAAAATCTGTTTGTACCTAAAGCAGCATACTTAATACCACTAGCATTAACAAAATGATGAAGTGCTGTATTTCTACCTGTAAGAGTATTGTCTCCTAATTGAGCCCAACCACCTATTTTTTCGGGAGTTCCATATCTAAAACGTACATAGTCTCCACTTCTCCATTGACCCCTCACCACCTGTGGCTGTAACTTGTTTATTGAATCCTGGGTCAAATCTTAATTTTTGTAGCATATATAACCATTATATTATTTATTCCTTAATTTTGGAATACCTAACATCGGCCTTTTGTCGAACCTATTTTTTTCAGCAAAAGGACCATTTACATGGTTATAATGAAGGAATACTTGTCCACAAACATCTCCTTCAAGAGGTTCTCTCCAATGCTCTAATTTACATCCACTATATACTAGCATATCTCCTACTTCAAGCAAGACTTTAGTGCCTTCTGGAGCATTGGGTTTAACAATTGTTGTAGTTTCGTTACCAGATAAAATACTATCTGCTCCTGTTCCATCTATAAATATAGGCCAAGAATTACCACCTAAATGAATTGTAGTAGATATTTCACAGCTAGGTCTATCTTTATGTCTGTGAAGAATATCCCCTTTTTTGTATAGTCTTGCGTATGAATATGTAGGTATTAATTGTAGCCCTGTTTCTCGCTGCATTTTAGGCAATACTTTCATTAATAGTGTTTCCATTACAGGATCTGCATAATGAGAGTATGTGTTGGGTATTTGTTTATCTGTCCATGTTCCTAACATACCATTGTCATATGTAATATTATTTTGATACATCCATTTAACTGCATCTCGTTTAAGTAAAAAATAGTTAAATATAAAATTAGCTAATTCATAAGATATAGCGTTTTTAATAACTTGATATTTTTTATATTGAAAAATCATTGCATTATAAAATTAAAAGATACTGATATTCTTATATCATTACTTTGATTAGGTTCTACCTTATGCCACATCCATGAAGGAAACATTATTAATCTTCCAGGAATTGGATTGTAATAAGTTTCTCGCCACAATTCTCTAGGTAATTTTCCTTTTTTTCTCGTAGGCATGCATTGTTGTGCTCCTGGTCTTGGATCCATTAAAGATAGTCTTCCAGAATTAGGTTGTGCTTTTATGTAATACACTCCAGAAAATAATGAATTAGGGTGTATATGAGATTGATTATACCCACCAGGTGGATTAATGTTAGCCCACATATTACCTAATCTAGGTTCCATATCTAAATACTCTTCTTGAATTATTTCATTTTGCATTTGAAACAATTCTTTAATTAAAGGTTCATACTCTTTTTTATGATTCATATCTGTTTGTGAATGCCAACCATTTACGTTAGTTTTACTGACTCCTTTATCTTGATTACTCCATTCAATAATATGTTTTTCTAAATACTGATTTAATTCATTCGCATTAGGTAAGTCTTTAATATAGATAATAGTTGGAAAAAAATATTCTTTAATCATTTAAAAGGTTCTCCTCCAAACCACATAACAAGTGACTGTCTAACACCACGTATAACAGGTGCTACTCTATGATGTAAAAACGATGCAAATACAATTGCATGACCTTGTTTAAGTTTAACTCTTTTACCAGGTGCCATTAGTTCTAAATCTCCTCCTTCAAATTGATTTTCAGGAGACAATAATAATGTCATAGATATTTTTCTAACAGGAGGTTCATGAGTCATATTAACATCTGTATCCATGTGCCAATCATAAAATCCACCTTCGGGATATTCTGTAAATTGAGCTTGTTCTGTTATTTGTATATCCTCAAATCCAAAATGATTTCTATTTGCTTTTTGTATAAATTCATTTATTTGATTATACATAGGTTGCATTTCTTTAAAAGGAATCCAACCAATAGTTGTCACTCTTTTTTTTGTATCTAATCCCCCTTCTGGTTTTCTCCCCATACCAACTTGAGCTTTCTGTGGTTTTTGTCTTCTACCAGCATCAATAACCATTTGACATTGTTCTGGTGTAAATAAAGGAGTTGTCGTTTCAACTACCCAACTCTTCCATTTAGGTTCTGTTATTATCACGTTGCACTCCTATTTTTAATTGGGTCATAATCCACATCCATGTTGCATGCTAAAGTTCTTCTAATGTCTCTGCTATTATTAAAAGGATATACACAATGCCTCATGTCATATGGAAATACGTAAAAATTTCTTTCCTTCATTATAGGTCCATAATCTGTATTACAAAATTGACCGGATGAATTTCCTAGTATTTGTAATTGTCCATTCATAGGTTTATCTGTTGCTGAATACTCAATACCAGTATTT